ATATAATATATAACAGTAAAGGAGCTAACAGCGATGAAATTAACAGGATTTGAGTCTGACAAAATTAATTCCGATATGGTAAATCACCCTAGCCACTATAATCTGCCTGACCGAAAAGAGTGCATTGATGAAATGATTGACATTTACGGACTTAAGGATGTGGCTAAATGGTGTGAGATTACTGCATACAAGTATAAATATCGTGCCGGACATAAAGGCTCTGTAGTTGAGGATATGAGCAAAGCTGCATGGTACGCAGCTAAAGCTTGTGAGCTTAAATCTAGGCGAAGATGGGAGATTTTCAGCAAGATTGCTGATAGATACTTGCCAATATTCATTAAAGACATTTTTACATGGATTATGTTATTCTGTATGCTTCATGCGATACTCTTTTCCGACCCATGCTCAATGGTTGTTTCAATAGTGTTTTTGGCTCTTGCGTGCATAACCGAGTCAATATTGAAAGAAAATGAGGTGTAAATCATGTTTGTACTAAAAATTGCAACAACAGTATGGCTAGCATTAATTGCTTTTGGAATGGCAAACGCCACATTAAACGAAAAAGTGGCAGTTAGCACAAGATTTCTTGGCATTGCTATAACGTTTGGTCAGATACTTGCCATAGCATTCATGTGGCAATAGATATAGGGCATTCGCCAAGCGGTAAGGCGCGGGATTTTGATTCCCGCATTCGTTGGTTCAAATCCAACATGCCCTGTTCGGGGTTTTACTTGGTTCCCCGACATTGGACTTAGTAGTTCCTTTCACCCTCATAGTGGAAAGCTGTTAAGAGCCGTCACAAGGCTCGTGAGGGTTTAATCGTGTATAATCCCACAATGCACGAGTGTGGAAACCAACCTGTCGTAAAGACATCTGTAATAGGCAGAGTAGACATATATACCCCCTTTAATTGTTAAACTAGGGCAACTCAAATCATATGAGTCTTAGGTGAGGTGCAATTCCTCACATGTCCTTTGCTGTAGGTTTCCTAGTTCTTTTCCTACAGCACATACAAATTTATATCTCCGGAGGGTGTAGCCACTCCTTAGACTTCACCCTCATTACTGGCTTGTAGTTCAACAGGTAGAACGCTTGACTGTTAATCAAGTAGTTGTAGGTTCGAGTCCTATCAAGTCAGCTTGCAGATATTTCTGCAAATAGGGGTTCTGCTTTTCCCCTTTGTTGAATTTTTTCATGCAGAGGCAAAACTAGCCTAATTAGTTTTGCCTTACTATCGGCATGTAGCTCAGTGGTAGAGCAGTCGGCTATTAGCTGATTTGTCGCGGGTTCGATTCCTAGCCTTGCCGATTGTTGATGTGTGGCGAAATGGGTAGACGCTTATCAGTAAGGGCAAATATAATAATCTCGGTTTGAGTGAATCTCGGTGTTGCTCATGTGTGGTTCAAACCCACACCGCATCAATTACAACAAACTAGGTGATGCAGACCGAAAAGCACAAGCCTTAGTGCCTGTTTGTTGTTTTGTTAATAAGGCTATTATCAGAAAGGCAGGTAAACATGGCAAAGTTAATTAAACATCGTTCAATCGGAAAAATAAGAATGGAGCTTGTAGATTATGTGCTGAATTGCACAGATGATGAATTGTACGAGCTTTGCGGTGCTGTTTCAGAGCTTGGAGGTGTAACATCTTGGTCTTGTGATGAATGTCAAAAACGATTCAAACCGGATTGCAGCTTTGATGATGATGACGCAAGATGTAAGAAACTTTTCTTTGAGATGAACAAGCCGGAATAATATTGGTAAAATCAGTTGCCTAGTGATTGCAACACGAAAAGAGTAACCTACGAACTCCTGACAACTGTTTTTTATATAAATCGTAGGGTTATCTATCGTAGGAGGTAAAATATGACAGACGTAAAAATTAAAAAAGCAGTAATTAGAGAAGATTTATTATCGATAACAAACGATTATAGAAAAGCAATTATCCTCAATCAATTCATTTATTGGTCCGAAAGAGTTTCAGATGCCGATAAGTTTATCAAGAAAGAAAATGAGATTGCGAAGAACAACGGAGAAGAAGAAAGAGAGCTTTTCTATGGTTGGATATATAAAACAGCCGAAGAATTAGCCGATGAGGTTATGTTAGGTTTATCTGCAAGTCAGATAAGAAGATATATCAGTGAATTGGTGGATATGGGTTATATCTCAAAGCGAAATAACCCTAAATATAAGTGGGATAGAACATTGCAATATAGAGTAAATCTTGTAAATATTGCAAAAGACCTTAAAAAGAATGGTTATCCATTAAGTGATTATAGAATTGAAATACCGGAAAATGAAAAATTCAATGCGCATGAGTGCGCAATCAATAATGAGCCAATGGAAAATCAAACACAAGTCAGTGACGAAGCAATACCAAAGAATACTAACAGAGATTATTTAAACAGAGATTATGATTCAGAGATTACAAGAGAGGTACATACATCAACTAACATTGATGGAGAGGTACATACATCTGTTTCCGAGAAACAGACGGCAAGAGTCACCCGACAGGGTATGCAAGCAAAGAAAGATGATATGCTCTATAGATTCTCTAAAATCTGCGACAACAGTATTGAAAACAAGACAGTCGGAGAAGTAGTCAAAAACGCATTTTGCAGATACATGAACCTGTACGAAACATATTTTTGCAAGGTTCACCCAATCTTGACCGATAAGACACTGACTAATGTATGCCTGTCGCTTTCTAATGTGACCGATACGGAGCATAATCACTTTGAGTGGACAGATGTTTACCTAGCAGACCAAACAGGGCTTACTGGGCTTGATAGAATGGTTAATGAGCATTTCAGACGAACACATAGAAGAGAGACTAACTACTCGATAACGCATTTTGCTAAAAGCGACTATCTGCTACAGTTGGCGCAAGGCATTATAGAGTACTAAGCGGAGGTATAAATATGGCAAAGGGAGTTAAGACACGAAATATTGATTCATTCCGAGAGGGATTGATGGAATACGCATATGGCAGATGTTCACAGGCACAAGCTGCAAAGATTGCCGGCATGAGTGTGCCGACATTTAGGAAGTACGCAAATATGCACTTTTTAGGTATTCCATTCCCCGACACACTGTTTAAGGCGAAGGAGAAATGAGAAGCATGTGTGAATTTTGTTGCAAAATAGGAAAATTGGAAAAAATCAAGCAAGGAGCTTTTAGAGGCGGATATTATCCCGAAAAAAATGAAACACAAATCGTTGAATTTGAAAATGCATTTCATTTATTTTTCGGATGTAGCGACCCCTTTATGTCTGGAATTGAAATCGAAGATATAAAATTTTGCCCTATCTGCGGCAGAAAGTTGGTGTAGTAATGGCGGAACCTTTAAGTAAATTAACAGAAAAATGTAAAAGTTGTCCTAAATCTGAAAAATGTGACCATAAAAGAATGGAGTTATGCGCTTTAATGGATTTGCCACCAAAAAATCTTGCAAGTGCTACACAAGGCATTTTGATGGACAATATGTCACCTATATTGAGGGAAGAAATAAAAAGCCCTTTAAGTCCATTTAGGTACAAAGACGAATTAGAAAAAGCACTAAATGATTTGCATTTTGGAAATATGTTTATGTATGGTGCTTAGAAAGTTGGTGGAAGAATGAACGAAACTATTTTATATATTTCAAAATCAGAGCAGGATATAAGAAGTTTTCTGAAATATCTTCAATCAAAACTAAAAGCAGAGCAAAAAGGATGCACCCTAGATGAAAAACACAATATTTTAAAAGTGCCAAAATATTACGATATTGTCGGAAAGAGTGTTCATGGGAATATGCTTGGTGCGGGCTATGGATATTGCAAATATTATTGTTTTTCAGAAGCGTATAGCAAAGATAAGTATAGCAATGCAGAAAATGAAAGACTTAAAGAAATTCTTATGCACACAAGAGAGGGTGCGGAGAGAATATCGGGACTCGATATTTTATGTATGCTAGGGTTGATTTAAAAGGCGGTGGAAGAATGAAACATCAAAAAGAATGGCGTACTTGTGACAGGTGCGGAAAAGAGATAATACGCTACGACGAAAAATATGCATATATCAAAACAAGAGAGGTAAAACCTCTTTACGGAACAAGCATATACACAGCCGAAGATTTGGCAAAGGAAGCGTTTCCAATGGTTATATGGAGAGATGATACGCAATACGACTTATGCCCTAAGTGTAGGAAAGATTTTAAGAGGTTTATGAAGAATGGAGCATGAAAGAAAATGGTGCACTTGCGACAGGTGCGGTGCGGAAATTAAAAAAGGAATACTGTGTGGAAATTCGGTTACAAAGAACGGCATTTTTAATACCACATACGACTTGTGTTATAAATGCATGGAAGATTTTGAGAGGTTTATGAGCAATGAAGAAATCAAGAAGTAAAATAATCATTAAAACAAGAGCTGGCGGTTACGCAAAGATTTATGCCAATGGGAAATGGCAAAAGAAAGTGCGTGTTATTGATTATCACGCAGAATGCAGTAACAAAGGTGGTATAAATGTTACTTGCGAATTTGATAGATTGAAAACTGATAAAAATAGTTCGGTTATCTACGATGAAGCTAAAAAAGATTTTGCAAAAGAACATATAGTTGCAAGGATTTGAGGGAGCGTTTGAGTAATGAGCATGGCAGAAGTAATTAAATCAATAGAGCGTGAAGCGCTTAGAGAAGCACAATCGCACGAAATAGGCGGTAGAAATGGTGAGCCTATAGAAACATCCGAATTTCATGATATGACTATTGACATTGATATTTCAGTCGATGCAGTCAATGAGTATGCAAAATCAATTTTAGGCAGATACCCGGAAAATAATTATGAATTTTCAAGAGCATTAGAAATGAAAATCCTAGAGGAAACAAAATCATTAGCGAATAGTGTGGAGAAGTAGCGAGATTATGGAATATCAGAACACAATGCTTTGCGGTGACATATCTGGTGGCTATTCAACAAAGGCACCATGTATAAGCAAAGATGATTCAATCCCAGAATGGCTTAGAAAAAATGTCGAAAAGAAATTGAGAGATTGCTTTGAGGAGTGAGAATATGGAGTATCTAAGTACAATTAAGAAAATGGAAAAAGGAATAACAAGACTTCGAAAACAATTAGACGAAGCCAAATCGGGAACAAAAACATCACAGAACGAGTCTGTTATTTGCGATGATACAATAAAAATAGATATTCTTGGAACAGAATACAGAATTGAAATCCACAAAGTATCAGAGGACAGTTACATGGAGAAAAAAGGTCTTGCGGGCTATTGTGAAGAAGAAAACAAGTTGATTGTAGTTGCCGATATGTCCGAAGAAAAATACTTTGTAGGCATGGACGAAAAAGCGCAGGAAATATATCGCAAAAAGACCTTAAGACATGAAATTATGCACGCTTTTCTGAATGAGAGCGGACTGTCTGATAGTTCAAATCGGTTTGATGGTGCATGGGCGAAGAATGAGGAAATGGTTGACTGGCTTGCAATTCAAACCCCGAAAATATATAAGACATTTCAGAAATTAAATATTATTTGATACGAGCAGAAAGGAAGAAATTATGAAGAAGAAAATTATAGCAGTTGTATTAGGATTGACATTGTGTTTTGGAATGACCGGATGTGCGTCATGGGACAGAATGGTAACAGATATGAAAAGTGATGTAAATGGCGGTATGCAAAGAACAATTACTGTATACACGGCAGATGGTAAAGAACTTGCAACATACAAAGGCAAGATTGACATTGATACAAACGATGGCGGATATGTTAAGTTTGACCTTAATGGTAAGAGATATATCTATTATAACTGTTTTGTGGAAAGCATTGCAGATATTGATTAAGTGATATTACCGGCTACAGATTGATTGTAGTCGCTACCCTAAAACAATTATAGGCAGAGGGCTATAAGCACCTTTGCTTTTTAAAAGTGGAGGTGCTTTTTTCATGGCTAGTCAGAGCCTTATTTCCACGGTAAACGGATATGAAAACTACATAAAGGATAAAGGAATAGACGAGCAAGTAATTAATGCCTATGTAGACGCTTGCAGTGTAGCCATAAACGGCGAGAAAGATATTGAGTATGGACTACAACTCACTAAGAGGGCAAAAGAGCTTATAGAGGGCTTCTGCACGGCTAAAACAGGCGGTACGATTTGGGATTTGGATTATTACCATTTCAAGCATGAGACTACACCATATGACTTAGTTAATCACTATTTTGATTTATTTCTGATGGAAGCTCACTATAAGTTTGAGAGCTTTATGATTTACATGGAAAAAAATCGTCCACCATGGGAAAGATTTTATTTGCCGAGAAAAAATCCGTTAAGCAAAGTTGCACAACTCATTCAAGATTTGTACGATGATAAACTTGATGAGGGCATGGTATTTTGCCCTGGACGTATCGGAAAGACTCAAATCGTTAAAATGGGTAATTTGTGGTTTGGCTCAAACAGACCTGAGAGGTCAAATCTATATTCGGCATATTCCGACAAAATAACCGGAGGATTTTACGATGGAACATTAGAAATGGTAAATGACCCAACGTACACCTACAAAGACATTTACCCTAAAATTGTAGAGAAAAAAGCTATCACAGACGGAAAAGACCTTACGATAGATTTCTTGCGTAAAAAAACATACCCAACATTTACCATGCGCTCTATATACGGAACACTGAACGGAGCGTGTGACTGTGACGGCTTAGGAGTATATGACGATTTATTTAGTGGTATTGATGAAGCGTTAAGCGAGGACAGACAGGCTACAGTTTGGGGCAAGTTTGATAATAACTTTATGCCAAGAATTAAGCCCGGCAAAGCAAAGTTGCTAGGAATAGGCACGAGATGGGCGCCAAAAGATGTTCAAGGACGCAGATTAGAATTGCTTGCAAACAATCCTGAATATAAAAACATACGTCATAGAGAGGTTATAATTCCGGCACTCAATGAAAACAATGAGAGCAATTTTGATTATCCCTACAAATTGGGATATTCCACATTAGATTATAAGCGCAGAATGGCTTCATTTGAAGATAATGACGATATGGCTTCATGGTTTGCCCAATATCAGCAAGAGCCGATAGAAAGAAAAGGTCAGATGTTCAATATTGATAACATGAACTTTTTTGACCCAGCAGAAATTGAGGGAATAAGACCTGATAGAATTTTTTCGGCAAACGACCCGGCATATGGCGGTGGAGACTTTGTATCAATGCCAATTTGCTATGAGATTGAAAAGGAATACTATATCGTGGATGTTGTGTATAACGATGGCGATAAGGATATAACAATTCCCGAAGTAACGAGCAGAATGGAAAGCCACTTGGATAAATTTCCGAATAAAACAGCAGAGGTACATTTTGAGGAAACAAAAACAACATCTGCCTATCGTTTGGAGTGCGAGAAAGTATGGAAGAAAGATTGCTACCCAATATTGACAAGCCATGACCCGGCAGATAACAAAACTGCAAAAATGGACAGAATTAAAAATCATGCGCCGGATATAAGAAAACTGCATTTCATAAAACTTGAAAGACAAACTAAGGAATACAAAAAATATTTTCAAAACGTTCTTTCTTGCACATATGAGGGCAAAATGAAACATGATGATGGCGTGGATTCTACTGCACAGTTATGCGACATGATTTTTAGGGAAAAGCGGATAGCAAAGGTTGAAGCAGTACACAATCCGTTTAGAGGAGGGCTTTATTAATGACAAACACTTGTTTTATGTGCGGAACTATTATTGAGAATAACAAAAAGCAAAAATACGTTTGTGAGGAATGCGACAGAAAAATAAAATTGTTGAAACAACTTACAAATGTGGATAAAGCAAAGGAAAAAATAGAGAAAAAGGCAAAACGAAAAAGAATTAAAGATTTAGATTATGAACAAGAGGCTTGCGAAGTCGCACGAAAAATAATGTCAGAGGGCTATGTTTTTAATAGCGTAAATGAAATTTGCTTTGCTATACAGCTTGAAAAAGAAAACATCAAATATTATCCAAATTACAAAATAGGCGAATGCAGAGTAGACTTTTTTATACCGGATTTAAAGAAGATTGTTGAAGTTGATGGCGAAATATATCACACAGATGAAAATAAGGATTTTTTAAGAGAAAGAAGGATAATGAGCTGTATTGACAATGGTTATGAGATTGTGAGAATACCGGCTTCGTTTGTGCCTGATTATATTCTATTGGGATTAAAAGAGGGTTTAGACTTTATAGTTGATAAAAGAAAGTTTGATAATAGATTTAGAGACACTCGGTTCGACAAGATATATTGGGAAGAATTTATTAATTATAAGTATGCAATGAGGAGAGCGAAATTATGAATACAAAAACTTACTTAAATCAGATTAGCAGATTAGATAAAATGATACAAAATAAGCTGTCTGAAATATACCGGCTTAAGACAATAGCATGTAGTGTTACTGTTTCAACGGACAAAGAGGCAGTTGATGTTTCATCGGACAAAGATAAATTAGGCAGTACAGTAACTAAAATTGTGGACTTAGAAAAAGATACAGACAGACTTGTTGATGAATTTATGAGAAAAAGAAATCATATCATCGGTCAAATTGATAGTATGGAGAATACTGACTACTATCATGTACTCTCAATGAGATATGTCAATCAAAACACTTTTGAAGAAATCGCCCAAGCCACAAATTGGAGCATAAGAAAAATATTTACAATCCACGGCAGAGCCTTACAAGAGTTTGAAAGGCTTTACGGAAAAGAATACCTTGAAAATGTGCAGTAGTGTGCATAGTTTTGCATATCATTGCATATATACACTTAAAAAATTGACAGTTATAATATAACTATGAAAAAATCGTAATTCGTTCATTGCGAAAATCTCTTTTAGAAATGGCGCTCACAGATTGTGGGTGCCATTTTTAGTGAATCGAGGGTGACATGAATAATCAGAATATTGTACCAACAGGAAAACGAAGTGTAATGTGCCCTCGTTGCGGAAAGTTATTAACGTGGGTAAATAAAAGCGACAAGAAACACCACAAAGTAATGTGTACGCACTGCCGTAAATGGATATGGTTTTGGGCTGGCACACAAGAATTTCAGATAAAAGAGGTTCCACAGAGAACTTCTGCAAGTGGTATGAGGTTTTATTAATGTACAGGTACGCTCATAAAAATGTAAGACCTTTTTCAGCCGTCTGCCAAAATAATTACGGCAGACAAGTTATTTTCACGCGTAAAAGGCAAATCACAAAAAACAACATAATCGAAGAACTGAATAAAGCACTTGTAATTCACGAGCAAAATGCTATTGAGATTGAGTATCTTGACAGATACTATCGTGGTGACCAACCAATTTTGTATCGGCAGAAAGTGAACCGCCCGGAAATCAATAACAAGATTGCTGTAAATCTTGCGTATGAGCTTGTAGAGCGCAAAACCGCAGAAATGTGCGCCGAGCCAATCCAATATGTGCTACGTGGCACCGATAACCACAAGTCAGAAGAAATCACACAGCTTAACATCACAATGGATTCAGAAAGCAAACAGGAGTGTGACATAGACATACATCGTTGGAGAAGCATATGCGGTACCGGCTACAGATTCATCGGTAATGATGGCGGACAAGGGCAGTTGCTTGATGAGAGCGATTTTTATTTATCGTCTGAAAATCCAATGTATACGTTTGTAGCGTACTACTCAAACGGACGTCCGGCATTCTCTTGCCAAATCGGAGAGGACGAGAACGGAGCAGATATATACTATGTGTTCACTGACAATGAGTGGTTCGATATTCGCAACGACAAAATTTATGCAAGCGGAATAAACGGCAACAGAGCAATTCCGGTGATTGAATATCCAAACAATGCAAGGCGATTATCTGATATTGAAATGACTATTGCAATCACAGACGCTATTAACGTGCTTACATCGGACAGAATTAATGGTGTCGAGCAGTTTGTGTCTGCATGGGTGAAATTCGTTAATTGTGAGATTGACATAGATACATTCAGAAAAATGCGACAAGAGGGAGCGTTGGTAGTTAAATCTAACAATGGTTCAGACAACAAGGCTGATGTTGATGTAATGACGAGCGAACTTAATCAGACAGAGGGGCAAGTGGTTTTCACAGACCTTTTTGAAAGATTTCTAAGCATTCAGGGTCTTGCAAATCGTCAGGGCAACACAGGCGGTGACACCGGTTCTGCCGTAGAACTACGAAACGGACATTACGATGCCGGACTTAGGACGGCTATTAATGAGCCTATCCTCAAGAAATCAGAGAGAATGGCGCTTAGGCTTATTCTTAACAGGCTGAGAATTAATAAAGGCTTTACGCTTATGCCTAGTGATGTTGAGATACACATTAATCATAATAAGCTAGACAACATGCTTGTTAAGGCAGAAGTGCTTGAAATATTACTTAGGTGCGGTATCAATTACAAGAGAGCTGTTAAGACGATTGACATGTTTAGTGACCCTGAACAAGTTACTCTCGAAAGTGCTAAGCGGATGGAAATGTTATTCCCGGAAGAACAGCCGACAACAGCTACACCTAACAATAATAACGATGATAAGAACAATGGAAAGACAGCCGATGAATAATTGGCTGTCAATTTATTTTGGAGCTTGATATGGCAGATGAAATCCACGCACTTAACAAAAATGAAATACAAGACATAGATTATGACACATATTTTGGTGAGATGGATTTATCTGACGAGGAAAAGGAAGATAGAAAAAAGCTTGCTGAAAAGTTTGAAAAAATCTTTGTTATGTTATTTGCCTTGCTATCCGGCAAGGAAGAAACAGAGACAACAACTATCACCAAAGAATTTATCATCAGATATGAGAGCATTGCCACACAGTATTGTAAGGCAAAGAAAACACCCTCATACATTACAGACTATGCTCGGTACATTGTGAATGAGGTAGTTGACGCTACCACGCAAAATATTGAGGTTGAGTATTTTACTTCACAGAAGCGAGCAAAAAATGTAGCTGCGAATGAAGCTAATGCAGTCGGCAATTACAGATTACAAACTGAAATGGTGAAACAAGGTTACAAAACAAAAGAATGGCGCTCAAAAGAAGATTCACATGTCAGACCTACACATGCAGATGTTGACAGAAAGAGGATTGATATTTTTGAGCCGTTTGAAGTCGGGAACTCGCTGATGATGTTTCCGAAGGACCATTCGCTAGGCGCAGAGGTAAAAGAGATTTCTAACTGCCGGTGCAGCGTTAAATATTACAAATAATGAGCAACTTGTAAGGAAAACTTATAGGTTGCTTTTTATTATACAAAATTTTGCAGTTGTGCGTTAAACAACAGAAAAACTCGGCTGGTGCGACCAGCGATAACAAAAGCGTGAGTTACGGAGGTAATTGAAATGACAAGAAATGATGTTTTGAAGCTTTTCCCGGACGCAACGGATGAGCAGATAACAAATCTGCTTAACAAGAGCGGTGAGGAAATGGCAAGAGAGAAAGAGAAAGCCAATCAGTATAAGGCTAAAGCCGACAAAGCTGACGAGCTACAGACACAGCTTGACGAGCTACAGAATGGCAACATGACGGAGCTTGAAAAGGCAAATAAAGCCTTAGAGACAGCCAATCAGCAGATTGCCAAGCTACAGAAAGATAATGTTGTCAGAGATTTACGAGAGAGTGCAATGTCTGATTTTGGCATTACTGCCGAACAAGCAAAGACAGTAGTAAAAGAGGACGGCTCTTTTGATACGGCGGTTCTTGGAAAAATTATGTCCGACAAAGAAGCCAATGCGATAGCGGAGTATGAGAAAAACGCACTCAAAGGTACTCCTAATCCAAACAATGGCGGTAACAATAACGATGGTGATACAGGCAATAAGACAAATGCTGAAAAGATAGCAGAAAGCCTTATATCTGACGCACCTAAAAGCAACAATATTTTATCACATTACATTCAGTAATAACAGGAGGTAAAAAATGGCAAAGGAAATGAATATGCAGTATGAAAAGACTTCATACGCGGGAGATGTTCAGATTTTAAAGAGAGAGCCTAATGAGGCAATCCCACTGACACTTGATTTTGATGGTGTAACAACTACAAATGCACAGGGCAAGAAGATTGTCAAGGCGGGTACACCAATCGGAACAACCGGCAAGGCTGACAATACAGCCACAGTAGTAGGTATTTTAAGGTTTGATGTAACAGAGGACAGACCACAGGGAGTACTGCTTAAGAAAGCATATCTTAACACAAAGGTAGCAGAAACGCACTCAGGCGTTACATATGATGAAGCGGTTAAGACAGCTCTTCCAATGATTGTATTTGAATAATAACAGGAGGTAAACAGATGTTAATTAATGAAGTATTAGACAGTAAGTCTATCGCATTATCAGCAACAGAAAACGCTAGTAATCAGATACCTTATCTCGGTTTGCAGTGGTTTCCAGAAAGAAAGAAACAGGGGCTTGATTTAAGCTGGATTAAGACACATAAAGGGCTTCCAGTATCACTTGCACCATCCAACTTTGACACAATCCCGACAATTAGAGCTAGAGAGGGATTAAGCAAGGAAAAAACACAGATGGCATTTTTCCGTGAGGGAATGACAGTCGGTGAAGAGGAAATGCTTGAAATCGAGCGTATTCAATCAGAAGATGACCCTTACCTTGCAAGTGCTTTATCAAGCGTATATGACGATACTAACAACCTTGTAAGCGGTGCCGAAGTTGTACCCGAGCGTATGAGAATGTCACTTCTTGCCACAAGCGCGGGCCACCCAGTAATTGCCATTGTAAGTGATGGTGTTCAGTACGCTTATGATTACGATAAGGATGGCTCATACGCAAAAGACCATTACGCAAAGTTATCCGGCACAAGCATGTGGAGCGATACAGCTAATTCAAAGCCACTTACAGACCTTAACAATGCAAGAAAGAAGTTACAGAAGCAAGGCAAGATTGCTAGATATGTGCTTATGAACAGCAATACATTTCAGTATTTGCTTGATAATGCACAGATAAGAAACTCAATTCTTGCACAGAATCTTACAGCAACTATTGACGTTGACGATGATACTGTTATTTCAATAGTGCAGAAGAGAACAAAGCTCACTATCGTACTTTACGATAAGATGTACATTGATGATGATGGCAAGGAGCAGTACTTTTACCCGGATAACAAGGTTACACTTCTTCCGGAGGGCAGTCTTGGCAGTACTTGGTTTGGCACTACACCGGAAGAAAGAACTGCAAGACAGGTAGCTGATGTAGATGTAACAGTATATGGTGTGGGTATCACAGTTGCTACAAAGACAGAGTACGGACCACCTATGAAGATGTCAACATTTGCTTCCGAGGTTGTTCTTCCATCATATGAGAATATGGATAGCACATTCGTATATGAGGTTCATAGCGAAGAGTAGGGGGTGCAACTATGAAATATCCATATATAGTGATTCATAATGGTAAATGGTATAACGCTGGCGAAGAGGTTCCGGAAAATAATAATTCCGGAGCTTCTTTTGACTATAGCAAGACAACCATTAATCGCATGTCTACATCTGATTTACAGGCTTTTGCCACAGAACAAGGTATAGACAATGCAGAAGAACTTACAGGAGCAGAGCTAAAGAAACTGTTAATTGAAAAGTTTGGATTATAAGGAGCTTGGCATGGAATACACCGCATTGGAGCAAGTCAAAATTAGACTTAAACAATTTCATATTGATACAGTCACAAACGACGATTATACAACATCTGATGTGGTTGTATTCGATAAAAAGGAAGATAACCCACTCATTGAACAGCTCATTAAGCAAGCTACGGAAGATGTAAAGGCAAAAAGGTGTTATCCGGACACTTTCACTGATGATGATATAACTGCTGACTTAAAGCAGTTTGAGAATGTCGTTATCAATCTTGCTGTCTACGACCATTCACAAGCCGGTGAGAACTACATGAGCGCATTGAGTGAGGGCGGAGTGAGCCGTACATGGAAAGACAGAGATAAGCTGTTTGTCGGAGTTTTTCCTTTTGTCAAAGTGCTATAAGCAAAAGAAGATTGTGCGTTACCAATATGGTAGCAGGCGGTACACATTAAGTGGTGGTGGGCGGTGTACCAATTACCAAAGACGAAAGGCTGTAAGATGAATAATTTAATCTATCAGACATACATTATTGCCTTGCCAATTGTCCTGACGGCACTTTTGGGCTATATTGTTTGGCTTTTACAAGAACAGAAAAAGCAAAAAGCAATAGACACAAAAGAAAGAAATGAGCGCATTGAAGAGGAAAAGAAGCTACGACAAGCAAACGGAAAAGGTACAATGTTACTTTTACGAGTACAGCTTATCGAATACCACGATAAGTACATGAAGCTTGGCGAAATACCCTCATATGCGTATCAGAATTTTTGCGAGATGTATGACGCATACCACGCACTCGGTGGTAATGGCATGGTAACGAAAATGAAAAATGAGATTGAGGAAATCCATTTAGGTAAAGGAGGAAAAAACTGATGGACTTTACGCAAGTACCTACAGTAGTTGCTATTATGGTAATTACTTATTTAATCGGATATGCTTCAAAGCAGATACCACAGGTGAAAGATAATATTATTCCTATTATCGTAGGTGTAGCCGGTGGAGTACTCGGTATTGTTGGAATGTTTGTAATTCCCGGTTATCCGGCAAACAACATTCTTGATGCAATAGCAATTGGCATTGTGTCGGGCATGGCAAGTACCGGTGTTAATCAGATTTACAAGCAGATAAAGAAAAATGCTTGACATTAATAAACAAGCCATGAAATACGCGCTTCAAGGTCAAACTGTCACAGTCTACGAAAAAGACGAGGACGGAAATCTAAAGTTTTACGAAACAGAGGACGGAGAGAAAATATATTACACCCATGAAGAAACAGGCTTTTCGGAACCGATTGATTTTCGAGCGAATATATCTTTTGACGGAGGAGAAGCGCAGAACAAGGAATATGGCTTTAATACGGCTGATTTTGATGCTGTTTTGCTGACAGACAGAGGAGAATACCCTTTTAAAAAAGGTGACGTTATTTGGCTCGATAGCGAGCCTGCAAAAGGCGAAAACGGATTAGTTGATTCAACTTCCGCAGACTTTACAATAGTGGGAGTAAAACCCTCTCTCTACTCAGTTAAATACATGCTCAAAGCAGTTGTGAAAGAAGTGTAATTATGAAGATTGACGTTTCTCTGACAGAAAAATCTATACAAGATGCGATAGACAAGCTTGAAAGATACAAAGACCGCTTACAAGACAAGTGCATAGCGTTTGTCGGAGAGCTTGCTAGTAATGGTATAGCTGTAGCGCAAGCAAATACAGGCAATTTCGGACACTATATTACATTTAGTTACGAAATTAAAGACACAACAGACGGCTGTACAGCTATTATTCTTGCGACAGAAACAGGGCAGATACAAAGTACATGGCAGACGGCAGATGGACTTAAAACAGTTGATGTATCGCCTTTGCTTATGGCTGAATACGGCTCAGGCTGGAAAGCTAAACCACATTTCAATGACGCAAGGGGCGGTCAGGGCACTTTCCCGGGACAGACACACGCATTCGATAGTGAGGGTTGGTATTGGAGAGACGAAAGCGGAGAATTACACCATTCATACGGCATTACACCTACAATGCCGATGTATCACGCATTTGTAGAAATGGAAAATGAAATCATGAAAACGGCACGGAAAAATTTTAGTTGAGGTGATAAAGTGGCGAGTCAAAATCAATGGGTCTACGACCTTGAAAACCTCACATACGCAATTGTAAAAACCCGATGTGAGAAAAAATTGAAAACTAAATATCCCAAGCTAAAATTCACGCAAGAGGAACAGTCGGACAGTGCAACGGCTAGTTTCCCGACAGTGCTAGTTCAAGCACTCGAACCTATTGAACAGAATGAGGATTTAGAGGGCAGAAGAACAAATACAGTGTTATTTACGGCACAAGTAACTGTTACAACGAATAAAAGCCGTTCAGAAGCTTTGAATGTGGCACAGACAGTGGCTGATGAATACAAAGCTATGTCATTCGCATTGAAACCGGCTCCATTCGCTAGAAAAAACGGCAAATTATGGACAGCAACATTACGTGCTAGGCGGTCATTCGACTGGAACGATAGATTATAAGAGCCTTTTGGCTCTTATTTTTTTATGAAAAATTAGGAGGTAATACAAATGGCAACAGGTTTAAAAAGTAGAATTGCTTACAAGACACCAACCGCATCCGCCACAAGTGGCGATTACTGGGCTGGAACTTACAAGCTCTTACTTAGAGCAAAATCAATTCCCTCACCATTCGGCTCACAGAACATGGTAGATACTTCAACTCTTGAGGATTTAGTAGAGACACAGGAAATGGGCAGACGTTCAGCCGGTTCTATGGAAGTTGAGGGAGCTTTTGAGAAGAAGTACAAAGACGAGATGGTAACTAACGAGGGTAAGAAGCTCGACTTTATCATTCTTTATGGTACAGACGGAAAAGGTTCAGAGGGTATCTGTGCCTTTATTGGACAGGAGTCATTTGCCCCAGGTGAGGCTTCTGATGACCACTTAACAGGAACTGCGACTGTATCAGTTCAGACAGTACCTAAGTGGATTGAGGATAACTACGATGTTGCGGTAACAGAGGATGACCAAGGCTATCCAACAGAAATCACACTCACAAAAAAATCGTGAGCCAATCGGGAAAAGCCGTAGCGGTTGGCTATGATGATAGCACGGCTGACAGCGAACTTGAAGATACAATATAGCAAGGTAATTGAGGCAGTGTTAAAACTGCCTCTTTCCCTATATAAATTAGGGAGAAAGGGAAAGATAAAATGAAAATTAAATTAAACGGAAAAGAATACACAGTTAAATTCGGATATGCACCGGTATATCAAAATAGAATTATCCCAAGAGTTGTAGGAATGGGACAACAGGGAGATGAGCTTGAAGCGATTGACAACATGCTCGGCTTTTTACCGGAATTTTTACTTGTAGGCTTGCAGAAATTTCATGCCGACGAATTTGGCTTTGAATTTGATGATAAAGAAGCAAAAGAGAAGCAATTGGTAAAGATGTATGATTTACTTGACGATTACCTTGACCCTGAGAATGAAGAGGGCAAAGATATAATGTCGCTCTACGATGATTTGACGGCAGAGCTGGAGAAGAACAGTTTTTTATCGAAGCTGTTGGCGAAAGAGGAACAGACAGCCAAGAAGAAACCAATCAAGAAGTAAAAGAGCTTACATGGGAAGTCTATTGCAACGAAATCCGTCCATATTGGCTGTTGGCAACTAAAGGCTATGGATTTAGCGTTGAGGACATAGATATGTCTTGCCCGGCTGATTTAGAGCCTTATTCAAAGGCTTATATGCTCGAGCAAAAAGAAGCTGACTCTAACATGTGGGCTTGGTGGGGCACATACGGAATAAGCGCAACTCTTACAGCTATTGACAGAGCTTTGAATGGCAACAAAGCAAGAGCAAAATACATTGAGAAATCATTAAATGAGCAATACTCAAAAGATAACGAGCCTAAATACAAGGAGTCTAATGAGGAAATTGCCGTTTACGAAATGAAGCAACGAATTAACGCATTAAGACAGTCGGGATTACCTGAAAGTCCTGATTAATGAGGTGAAAATATGGCATATAAAGGAATTGACGTATCGTCATATCAAGGAAATATTGATTGGAGTAAGGTTAAGTGGGCTGGGGTGCAATTTGCAATCCTAAAAATAATCCGCAAAGACCTTAATCCGGATAAGACCTTTGAGCAAAACTGGAAAGGCTGTACTGATGTAGGAATGCCGATACAAGGTGTTTACAACTACTCATACGCTACAACAGTAGACAAGGCAAAGACGGATGCGAACAAGGTCATTCAGACGCTTAACGGAAGAAAAACTTTCGTTTGGTTAGATGTTGAAGATAAGTGCCAGCAAGGACTTGGACAGACGCTTATTGACATAATTAACACATATCAGAGTGTTATCAAGAGTGCTGGGCTTAACTTTGGTGTATACACAGGGCTTAGCTTTTACAATCAGTACATTGCGCCATACGCAAATCAGATTAACTGTCCGTTTTGGATTGCGCGCTATCCGTCAACTAAGGGGATGTCTATTGGTGATGAGCCTAATAGTGCAAAGAAGCCTGTTATTCAACATTCTCTGTATGGCTGGCAGTATTCGAGCGCATTTACCTGTAGCGGCCTGAATAACAGCACAGATGCTAACTTACTATACATTGAGCTTAATAAGGGTGATGGAATAGAGAATAGTTCGGCACCAATAGCAACTCCGGTAAAGAATAACGCTTGGAAAGGCAATGAGGAATATTACCTCGATAATGATGATGTAAGAAAATGGCAACATGCTATGAACATCGGATTTGACACAGACGAACTTAAGGAAGATGGCAGATTTGGAGTTAATTCACAGAGATTTGCTAAAAATCACAATCTGTGGAGCGGTCAGAAGCATAACTGTCCGACAGCCATTAAGTGGTTAAGAAGAACTCTGCACGACAAGTATCATTTTTACAAGCTTGATACTGATTACGGCAAGTGGACGGATTATCTCACTAAATGTGTCATGGTATTTCAAAAGAATAGAGGTCTTAAGCAAGATGGTTATGTTGGATTGATTACAACATACTATCTGCTCAAAGGATAAATACATGAGAGTTACTTTAGGGTAGCTCTCTTTTTTATTACATACAGGGAGGTGAGAAAATGGCAGAGAGCATTGAGCTTCAAATCAAGTCGGATGCACAACAAGCGACTAGAGCCATAGGCAATTTACAAGATAAGTTGCAAGGACTTGGAAGGACTCTCGATTCCCTCAATGGTGCAAGCATAAGCAATTTTGCGAGCGGAATGTCACAACTTGCAACATCACTTAGAAGTGTGAGCAGTATTGACACACGTACCTTTAGCAAGATTGCAACCAACATGGAAAAGCTCGGCAACCTTGATACCGCAAGACTTGTCAGCTCGGCAAGTGCTTTAAAGAGCATGGCAACAGAATTGTCGGGTTTTGCGAATATCTCAAAGCAATCAGCAGAGATTACACAACTAACAGCTTCAATCTCAAAGCTCGGTTCAAAATCAGCCGGGTATGCTGCAGATAACATCAGGAACCTTGGTAGTGCCTTGAAAGAGGTAATGACAACATTATCTAACGCACCGAGAGTCAACAGTAACATTATTCAAATGACTAATGCACTTGCTAATCTGTCGCAACAAGGCGCAAAAGTTGGTTCGGCTAGTAGGTCGCTCATAACAGGCTTTTCAAACACAACTAAGTCAATTAAGAGTACAAGAAGTGGATTCAGGGGCTTAGCTTCAACTATCGGTAAGTTTTATGCAACTTATTGGTTGGTTATGCGAGCTGTTGGAAAAATAGGCGGTGCAGTTGATTTAGCGAGCCAATTAACAGAGGTTCAAAACGTAGTAGATACCACGTTTGGCGATATGGCAAGCAAAGTTGATGATTTTACAAAAACATCAATTCAAGACTTTGGAATGTCGGAGCTGACAGTTAAGCAAATATCAAGCCGTTTCCAAGCGTTAGGTACCTCTATAGGCATTTCATCAGAACAAGTGGCAAATGGTACGGCAGTGGCAAATAAAGCTCTTATGAGCCAAAATAACACGCTATACAAGACTACAGACAGTATGGCTGATATGTCGCTTAATCTTACAAGATTAGCTGGCGATATGGCTTCATTCTATGATGTAGACCAAGCCGATGTTGCAAAGAGCTTACAATCTATTTTTTCGGGAACAATTGCACCGTTAAGGCGATACGGACTTGATTTAACACAAGCCACACTTTCAGAGTGGGCTATGAAAAACGGACTTGATGCAAATATCAAATCCATGACGCAAGCCGAAAAGGTACTCTTAAGGTACAACTATGTCATGGCTAATACGCAAGCTGCACAGGGTGATTTTGCCAAGACCGCAAATACCTGGGCTAACAGTGTAAGAGTCCTTAAGCAAGAGTTCCAAGCATGGGGAAGTATCATAGGTAGCGTAATAATCAATGCTCTAAAGCCGTTTGTTCAAGCCTTAAGTAAAGTAATGCTCAAGGTTATTAGCTTCACAAGAACTGTGGCTGACGCACTCGGAGCAATCTTCGGTTGGACTATCGAAATAAGTGGTGGCGGTGCTACTGTTGACGGCATGGAGGACATAGCTGGCGGAGTAGGCGACATTGGTGATAGTGCCGATAAGTCGAATAAGAAAGCTCAAAAACTGAAAAAGACACTGCTTAGCATAGATGAGATACACGCACTTGACGATAACAGCGATAGTGGCAGTGGTGGAGGTTCAGGCAGTGGCGGTTCAGGTGGCGGTGGAGCTGGCGGCGGCGTTGATAGCTCACTGAAAAAGACCGATGGACTACTCGAAAAATACAAATCATCAATCAAAGACCTTTACTCACTCGGAAAGTACATCGGTGACGCTCTTGCGAGTGCTATGGAGAGCATTGATTGGAAGAAGATTTATCAGAAAGCTGACAATTTCGGAAAAGGACTTGCAGACTTCCTTAATGGTTTAATCAGCCCAAGGCTCTTTTACGATTTAGGTGCAACAATAGCCGGTTCACTGAACACAGCTTTGCATTTTCTCAATTCATTTGGTACAACATTCGACTGGACTAATTTTGGCTTGTCGATTGCTAACGGCATTAATGGATTTTTTGAGAATTTTGATTTTGCTTTATTGGGGCAGACTATATCAGCATGGGCTAAAGGAATACTCGCAACTCTAACAACAGCAGTAGAACGTACAAATTGGGCTGAAATCGGTACTCAAATTGGTACGTTTTTTGCCAATATTGATTGGATAGGAGTTTTCCAAGATGTTCACGAGCTTGTTAATGGACTTGCAGAGGGCATTATAACAGGGCTTGCAAATTGGTTTAAAGAAGACCCTTTGAGCGCAACGATTGTAGCCGGTTTTGCTCTTGCAAAATTAACAGGAATAGACGGAAAAGTTGGCGCACTATTATCGTCAAAACTATCAAGCGTTTCTGCAAAAGTCGGATTAGTCCTTGCGGCAGATGGTGTTTCACTGTTTTTTGACTCAAAAGGAACTGATGTTAATTCCATTGTTTCACCTTTAATGGCAGGACTTGGAGCTAAACTACTCGGTGCTTCATGGCAAATATCCATTTCTGTAGCTATAGTGCTCGCCGCCGCAAACATAGGCTTAGCAGTGGGAAACTGGATAGCCGGAACAGATGTCACTTGGGGGGATATTTTCAAAAACCTAAGTGATACAAGTTGGTGGACTGATTTATTGACATATATTTCGGGAGATTTGGCAAAGTTTGGCGGAAACCTTGTAACAGATGTAAATAACTGGCTAGTAGACTTCATAAACGGAATTATTACAAAGTTAAATAAACTGCCTTTTGTAGAATTGCCACTTATAAGTGAAAGCGCAAAGGTGACGAAAGATGATGTCAAAAGATACGGAGAAGAAGTAGACCAAGCTGTACAGGATATGCAGAATGGTGTCGGAAAAAGCGTAGGAAAAACGAACGAGCATATTTCGGGAGCCGGACGCAAACTTGACGAATACAGGAAAAAGACAAAAGACGATACAAGCGACATTAGTTCGTCTCACAAAACCGCAAGCGATAGTGTAAAAAACTCTCTAAGCGGTACAAATTCGGCAATAGACGGCACCAAAAATAAAATGGGAGAACTTGAAAGCAAGTCAAGTACAAGCACAACCAATTCAAAGGGTGTGTTTAACGGACTTGCAAACGCACTAGGACAAGCATTTAGCAATATAAACTCCGGCATAGACGGAACTAAAGGCAAAATGGGAGAGATGGAGAATAAGTCAAGTACAAGCTCGACAAATTCTCAAAGTGCTTTCTCAAGGCTTAAAAACGGACTTTTGGGATTCCTTGCCTCAATAAACAACTCTATTAATGGCAACAAGGCAAAAATGGGGGAAATGCAAGACAAGGCAAACTCGAGCACAAATGGCGCTAAAAGCTCATTTTCAGATTTTGCAGCTAAAGCCAGTAGGTCACTCGCAAACACAAACAATTCCATGAGTGGAACAGAAAGGAAGATGAATAATCTGCCTAGTGTTTGGCGAGGAATTAGTTTACCGAGCATAACGGCAAAAATTAAAATCCCTCACCTGTCAGTAAGTTGGGAAGATTTTGGAAAATTCAGTTTACCGAAAATATCTATTAGGTATTATCGCCAAGGCGGTTTCCCAAAGGGCGAGGATGGAATGTTTTTAGCAAACCATAATGAGATGATAGGTAAATTCTCAAACGGCAAAAACGTGGTAGCAAATAATCAACAGATTACAGAGGGAATTAAGCAGGCTGTCATGGAGGGCATGGCACAAGTAATGATGAACTATAATGCCGGCGGAAACTCTGCACCTATCATTGAAAACGTGTTCAAATGCGACAGCGAAACGCTCTATCGCATGACACAGGTAGGCAAAGCAAAGCACGGACAACGATATATTGTAGCAAATGAATTTGGCTAAGACACTCACCCTTGCATGGGTGTCTTTTTACGAGGTAACAATATGGCAATGATGTTAGTAGACGGAGTGGAATTACCTACGCCGTCAAGCTTTGAATGGGGCTTGATTGATGTGTCTGCAAGCGATAGTGGACGTACACAAGACGGCAAAATGCACAAGAATAGAATAGCACAGAAACGACAAATTAAATTGTCGTGGAATGGTACAGACAAGGCTAGGACAGCAAAGATACTTCAAATGGTGAACCCCGAATATATCAGAGTGACATATCCTGACGCTATGAGCGGTACTGATGAAACACGTACATTCTATGTAGGTGACAGAACTGCGCCTATCAAGATATGGACTGTTGGTAATAAGAGGTATGAGGTATTAAGCTTTCCTCTCATAGAAGTATAAGGCGGTGATTAAATGCTAAACGTATCAGCTAAATGGCAAAGGGCAGTAATGCTCGATAATGACATAAACGTAAATTGTTTTGCTGACATAGTTACGGCAAGTGGCGAGAAAATCCCTATTAGTGATAGTGAGCTGTGGGCGAATGGCTTCGAAGTTAATGACTCAACATCAAGCAATGGTACTTTCACAATCGGGGCTTTGATTGCCGGAAAACTGAAAATTAAGCTGAATAATATTAATGAAGATTACAGCAAGTATGATTTTGATAAGGCAAGCGTAACAGCATATGTTTCAAAAAGCTTTTCTGATGGCACAAGTGAAAAACTAAAAATCGGTGAGTATAGAGTCAGCGAAACAAGTTATGATGGCTCACTCATAACGCTTACTTGCCTTGACAATATTAACAATTTCAATCGCGAGTACGATAGCAATTTAAGCTACCCTACGACAGCATATGAGGTAGTCAGAGACGCTTGTATTAAGTGTGATGTACCTTTTACTATGGCGAGATTCGATAACTCTGATTACGTGATTAACGAGATACCAAGCGATAATCAAAAACTCACATATGGACAGGTAATAGCTTACATCTTACAGTTGAGCGGATTGTGGGGCAAGTGCGGTCACGATGGCGAATTGCTTATCGGTTGGTATGATATGAGCCAGTTTGGGAGCCAAAATTACAATGGCGGAACTTTTAGCACAAAAACTACACCATACTCTGACGGAGATACACTGAATGGTGGAAATTTCACCGACTATTCAAGTGGAGATAGCGTTGATGGTGGAACATTTACAGAAACGAGAAATTACCACAATATTTACACGCAAAAAGACTTGAACGTTGCGACTGATGATGTTGTTATCACCGGGGTAAAGGTAACTGTAACCTCAAAAGAGGACAAGACAAAAGATGTTAATGCTCTTGCCGGAAAAGAGGGATATGTAGTCTCAATCTCTGATAATCCGTTTATTTCGGCAGAAAAGGCACAGACAGTTGCAAACTATATCTTCAAAAAAATCGGAGGCATGAGGTTCAGACCTCTTGACGCTACACTCTTGTCAAACCCACTGATTGAGAGTGGAGATGTGGCGCTTGTGACAGACCGCAAGCAGAATACCTATAGCTGTTTTATTTCTAACCGAGCATTTACAGTTGGAAGCGGTACAAAAATTTCATGCGATGCTGAAAATGCTTCAAGAAATAGTGCTGATAAATTTAGCAATGAGACAAAGGCTATCGTACAGGCTAGGGAAGTTGCACAGGCAAAACTAAGTGTATATGATAAGCAAATGCAATTGCTGACACAGCTAATGTCTCAATCGCTCGGACTTTTTAAGACTGAACAGGTGCAAGAGGATGGCTCAATTATTTACATTATGCATAATAAAGCCGACCTTAATTCGAGCAACATACAGTGGAAAATGACGGCTAATGGCATGGCTGTATCAAGTGACTATGGTAAAACGTGGAATGCCGGAGTTGATAAAGACGGAAACGCTATTTTCAATATTATGTCGGCTATCGGCATTAATTTTGACTGGGCGCATGGTGGTACACTCACTTTAGGCGGTGAGGATAACACAAACGGCAAGCAATATGTCAAAGACGCAAACGGAAAAATCCTGATTACGCTTGACAACAAGGGGATTACGCTTGCTGACGGAGTTAATATATCATGGAATAATATCTCTAATAAGCCGAGTATACCAACAGACACCAACGATTTAACGAATGGTGCCGGATATATTGATTCGGACAAAGCAACACAAATTACAAAAGACACCGTGACTACGAGCTATGTAAATGCACTTAGCGTTAAGGCTGGTTCAGTTGACGCAGAGGACATCACAGGAACAACAATTGCTGGCAAGAATATTGTTGGCGGAACAATTGATATTGGCAGCGGAGTTTTTGCGGTTGACAGTAGTGGAAAAGTAACCGCTTCAAATTTTAATATGTCCGGTGGAAGTATTGCACTGAACGGAAATTTAAGTAATTCAACGATTGATTTAACGGCTACTGACAATTCAGGAAACAATTATGAGCTTTGGATGAATGGCGCAGTCTTGCGAATTGTCAAAAATGATGAGAATTTGATTACACTTTACGGAGCCACAGGCTCTATAGGTGCACAGACAATGTATGCTCAAGAGATAGGCTCTGATAAATTTAGAGAAACCGATAGAGGATATGCGATGTGTGGCGATGCAACAGGGCATACATATCATTGCGGCTGGAATGGTAGCGCCTTGAGCTTCCAAGTTGATACTGTTTGGGTATGGAGTTCCTCAGATAAACACTTAAAAAAGAATATTAAAGCAATTAATCAAGATTATATTGATGCAGTAGGCTCGGTCGATTTATTTCAATACAATCTTAATAGACAAGGATATTCAGACAAGCCGTTATATTTTGGAGCAATGGCACAGGATATAATCAAGAATCTTAAGGATAAAGGACATGCCAATGAAAACCTTAATATGATTTTCCGAAACAAAGCAACATCGGATGATGATACACTATACTACGGCATGAACTATGAGCAATTCCTAATCTTAAGGCTCGCCGGAGACGAGCAGAAGATTGATAAAATGCAAAAACACATAGATGAATTGGAAGATAAGTTTTTAAGATTGTGTCAGAAATTAGGCATTGATGAAAGTGAGGTGTAGCTTATGGCAATTCAAATGAGACGAGGGGCATACGCGGAGTTTGACCCTTTAAAAATGAAAGCTGGAGAATGGGCGGTATCGACCGATTCCGACACGAAAAAACAGCAGATATGGATGTGTTTCGCACCCGGAATAGTTAAGCGGATGGGAACTGTTGAGGATTTTAACACTGAAATTCAAAGACTTATTCAGAGCTATCTTGACGGCATGGCAGAATCGGTAGAAAAGGCTCAAGAATCAGCAGAACTTGCCACAAGCAAAGCTCGAGAATCAGCTGCCTCTGCAAGCGATGCTAAGGCAAGCGAAACAAAAGCTAAGACCAGTGAAACCAATGCGTCAAACTCGGCCACAAAAGCAAGGAATAGTGAAACCAATGCTAAAGCGAGTGAAACAAAAGCTAAAGCAAGTGAGACCAGTGCGTCTACCTCTGCAAGTAATGCTAAAGCGAGTGAAACAAATTCTAAGACCAGTGAAACTAATGCTAAGAAATCAGAGACTAATGCATCTACAAGCGCAGCTAACGCAAAAAACAGTGAAACTAATGCCAAGGCTTCTGCTACTAGCGCGTCAACTTTTGCAAGTAACGCTAAGACAAGTGAAACAAAAGCCAAGGCTTCTGAAACCAATGCTAAGACAAGTGAGACTAACTCTGCAAAGAGCGAGTCGGAAGCGCAAAAGTACGCAGAACAAGTTAAAGAAATATCTGAGAGCTTCAGCGGAGCATTAAGACCTCTTGGAACAATCAACTTTGCCGACTTACCGAGCACAGCGGATGCTAATTCTGGTGATATGTACAATATAACCGACCATTTTACCACAACCACTGATTTTAAAGAAGGGGCTGGTAATATAATTCCTGCCGGAAGTAACGTATATTTAACTGTTGATAGATATTGGGATGTGCTTGCCGGCACACCGGTAACAGGAGTAAAAGGTGCAAAAGAAGCATATTATCGCAGAGGAAATGTAAACATAACTCCTGCCAATATCGGAGCGGTTGCAGAAGGTGGAAATATAAGCGATACAACAGTTACTTTTGCCGCTACAACAACTAGAGCAAACCTTGTTTCTGGTGAAAAAGTGTCGGTCGGCTTCGGAAAAATTAAGAAGTGGTTCGCTGATTTGAAAAGCTTTGCCTTTAAAGATTTGGCGAATAACCTCACGACTTCTACCGCTGGAAACGCATTAGACGCGAGTCAAGGCAAGATTTTGAATGACAAATACGATGAATTAAACCAGAGTTTAAGTTTTAAGGTAAATACCACTGATAGCCGACTGTCGGATGCCAGAACTCCGAAACCTCACACCCATGATGATAGATACTATACTGAGAGCGAGATTAATACTAAGCTTAATGCATTAGTAAAAAATCATATTGTTGTCTTGTATAAGACTGAATCAATAACAGTTACTGGAAATTCCGATAGAGAATACTCTTTTTCATTTTCTTTGCCAAGCGATGCAGGGATTATTACGCAGCTTCCTATAATTTATGCTGGCGGCAAGGGCATATCAATTGGAAGAAATATCTATAAAGATTTTACTGTACTTCTTTGGAATAATAATAGCAGTACACAAAATGTCGGGGTTATTTATTATATAGTGTACATCATATAAATAAATGTATTGGAACATAAAGCGTTGAGAGCCGCCTTCAAATGCGCCACATAGTGCCTATTGTTATGGGTATGATTAGCTTCAGACTTGGAATTCAAGCTCTTCTTTGTATTATCTAAACTTTGGTTTAGCAGACTATCACAAATAGGATTTTGCACATAAAAAGAGAGAGCATAAGCCCTCTCAATTATTTTACAGGAATAGGGTTACAAAACAATCCATGTTGTCAATATTCGACAAAATAAAACACTTTAAAGTGCTACAGTAATGATGTTCTCAAATAAGAGAACTCTTCAAGTTTCGGTAGGGCGGTGGATTTTTCTGCCGTCCTAATATTGACGTTTAAGAACAAATGTTCTATAATTGATGTATCGGAGGTAGTATTGTATGGAATATAAGGAAGAAATAAAGGAATTAATTGATAGCATTGAAAATGAAAAACTACTCGACTTTTTGCTAGGCTTCATAAAGTCAGCAATTAAGCGGTGGGGATAAAAAATAGAGGTAGGAAAAACCTACCTCTGCAAAAGGATTTATCTGAAACGATTACCACAATTCAAACAGATAAACTCGTCAACGGCATATCCGCTTCTTGCCTTTTTCACAACCTTCTCTTTTTTATTAACAAGTGTAAAAGGTCGGAGCGGATTTAGATTTGCCGTGTACCTAGTTTTCGTCTTTTCAGGACGAGCACCATAAATTTGTTGACCGGCATATTGGAAATGTGTCGAGCCACAATATGGACAACACTTCTGTCCTTGTTCATTATACGTGGTATTTCCATTATTACTACTATCTATATCTGCTAATTTTTCAAGTAAAACAATCAATCCCACAACCATAATAATCATAAGTATTACATACATAATAAATCCCCCTTATTTTAAATTTCTCAAAATCTGCATTATAGCTTTTTGACTATCTTCTGATAGCTTTGAGTATAAGCTTATGAGTTCGGTATATTCATCTTGTCGCTTTTCCACGTTGTCGGGCGCAGTCTCTTTGCCCGTAGTAAAATAATCGACAGTTGTGCCTAAAAAGTCCGCAATTTTCTGCATATTTTTAGTTTTTGGCTCACTCTTTCCTCTTTTCCAATCGGAGAGAGTCATGTTTGAAATGCCTGTAGCTCTTGCAACATCGGCATTTTTTAAGCCTTTTTCGTCTAGTAATTTCTGATAGTATTCGTACATAAAAAATCCCTCGTAAATTATTATGGAAAACTTTAAAATAATGCTTGACAATTAAAGAAAACCATAATATACTAGACCTAGATTAAGGAAAGCCTTAAAACCTAGGTTTTAATTTTGTTATTTTGTTATCTTGGTAAGTTTCATTATAACGGATTTCCTTAATAAAATCAATGTATTTTTAAGGAAAGGAGCGTAAAAAATGAATAATTCTAAGAAATATGCTCAATCATATTCGAGATTTGAGCAAATTTTGAAGAAAAAGGGTATCACATCATACCGAGTAGCAACAGACTTGAACTTTTCACCCATGTTACTTTCAGATTGGAAGAGAGATAAAAGCAAGCCAAAATTAGACACCATGATTAAAATTGCAAGCTATCTTGATGAGCCGGTTGAAAGTTTTGTGGATTAGAAAGAAAGGAGCAAAAATGAAAAAACCATCTGTTTCAGATGTAGCATTAGTGCTTTCAATATTTGTTTTGCTGTTTCAGATTTTTTGCCATTTTATTTTGCCAAAGCTTTGACAAAATCAATTATTTCTGAATGATGTGCAGCAAATTCCATTAAAGCACAGATGACAGAAACAACCACAGAAAGGAAGTTAATTAAATGAGTAAAGAGAGATACACAATAACAGACAAGGACGGAAAAAGTGTAATTGCTGAAAAAGAGGATTCTCGATATATCAGCATTGATGAATTCGCACAGCATATCGCCATGGATATTATTGATGATTACAGAGAAATCAAAAGTGGCGATAAGCACCCAGAAGAAACCGACATTGAACTGTCGATTAAAGTACTTACCGCCATTTCCCCAGTGATTAAAGCTTTTAGAAGTAATTTAGGGTACGGAATGGATTGTTAGCTGGTTCGACTTTTGCTAATTGTGGTTTTTCGTTAGGCAATGTTTTGATAATTTCATCACAGTATTGGTCGTACAGTTTTTTGAAATCACTATATGAGCCGTTGAAACCACAGATTTTGGCAGTAGCATAAGCCGACACACATTGTTCAGTAGTCATATTTACACCTCTTTTCTTATTTAGAATAAGAGGATTATACCACAGAAAGGAGAAAACATGAACGATTTACAAATTTTCAACAATGAAGAGTTCGGAGAAGTCCGAACAGCAGTAATAAATGATGAACCTATGTTTTGCTTGGCTGATATATGCAGAGTGCTAGAAATCAAAAATGTTTCTGATTGCAAAAGCAGATTAAGACAAAAGGGTATAGTTACTACCGATACCCTTACAAATGGTGGCAAGCAGAAGATGATTTTTATTGACGAAAGCAATCTTTACAAGACAATCTTTCAGAGCCGTAAAGAAAGCGCAGAGAGATTTACAGAATGGGTTACATCAGAGGTACTTCCGTCAATCAGAAAGACAGGCAGTTATGGTATGCCAAAGACAACAGGCGGTCAGATACAGCTTTTGGCACAGGGCTATACAGAATTAGAGCAGAAAGTAAACGATATCAAAGATGATGTGAGCGAACTTAAAGAAAATGTACCACTTTACAGTTGTGATATTGACGAGATACAACAGCATGTTAAGCGCAGAGTTGTAAATATCCTTGGTGGCAAGCAGAGCGAAGCATACAGAGATAACAGCATCAGGCATAAGACATTTTCTGATATATGGACACAGTTAAAGCGTGAGTATGGTTGCGTTTCTACTTATAAGAGTATCAAGAGAAAGTATATAGACGATGTGCATGAGTTCATTGATTGCTATGTCGTGCCTAAGTATCTTGATGAGCTTATTCAGGACGCAAACGCTCAACAGAGTTTTGCATAGTGAGGTGATTGTATGAGAAAAAGAACTTTGAAAGAGAAGTTTTACACCGGTTGTGGCTATTCGATTTTCGGAGCATTAGCATTTGCATTTTTCCTTGGATTATCGGTGGCATACGGAATTAAGACAGCGAGTATTATCGTTGGGGCAATCGTAACAGTATTTTGGCTGATACTAATTGCATTTTGTCTCATAGAGGAGGGCGAACCGCATGAGAAAAAGAAACCTGATATTGATGTTATCAATTTCAACGATTGGAATTATGACCTTAAAGCCAATGGCAACGAAAGCAGATAGTAAAGTTGAGCTGACAGCCGGTGTTACTTCCTATTTAAATAGCGTAATGCTAGGGAAGATTGAGCCGACAGTAGTTCAGAATGAGCCGGTTGTAGTTGAACAGACCTATGAAGAGCCAACAGTTCCAACTTGCCGTAAGAAATACAGTTGTAGCCGATTTAGGAAACTAGGGCGAGTCATATATGGCGATTACACTTATACGTGGTACTCGCAGAGAGTGTTACCTGGAGGCGGTCTAAATATTCCGGGCAGACATCTAAATGAGCATGGACTTGTAGTTGATGAAAACGAATACGTGGTAATTGCAAGTGATGATTTACCACACGGAACTGTAGTTGATACTCCTATTGGCATACAAGGAATTGTATATGACGAGGGGAGCGGAAATGGAAATCTTGACATCTACTGCGATTGGTAGCCAATTGAAGCGTCAGAGTGCTAACGATTACCTACAAGAATTATATCGAGCTAAACGGCACGAGGACAAATCGTTTGACTTTCAAGCGTTATTAGATAAAGAAATGGAGAAGCTAAATGAGCAACGATGTAAGACGAATTAGGCTAGGCGATACGAGATACCGATTGAAGCCATTAACAAGAGAGCAGAAGCTATTGCTCAACAAGGCTCATTATGTGGCGAGCGAGTGGCTTTTTGTGTCGGAGTCGGACTCATACCTAAGAGTAGTGAAGAAATCAAGCCTACACGGAAATTTGATTCTAAAAACCATAAACAAATAATAGAAAGAGAGGAAACACAATGAGAATTATACATATTTTTGCGCAGAATTTTTGTAAATTCTATGGCAAAAACACATTAGACGCAGATTTTTCAATGAAAACTGTATTGTCCGGTCAGAATGAAGTCGGCAAATCGACAGTTAAGAGAATTATTCTTGATGTGCTGAATTGCCATGACGAGAACGACAGAGAAATTACAGGCATAAGACCACATGATGAAAACGGAGTCGAGATTGACGATGTTGACATTGTAAGAGCTGTTACCTTTGAAATTGGTGGAAAAGCAAAGAATCTAAAAAAGGTTACAAGGCAGAAACGCAACAAAAAGGGCGAGATTACAGGCAGTGTTACTGATTACTCAATCAACGATGTACCTTACAAAATGGCTGACTACAATCAGTACATCAATGACAACATGGCAGAACTTGGAGTATTACCATTTTGCTTAAATGCCATGACATTGCTCAATAAGTCACAGGCAGAGCAGAGATTAGCACTTGCAAGCTATTTTGGCACACATACTGATGAAGAAATCTGCGATATGTTTCCACAGTTTGCCGAACTTAAGCCGATGTTTGACGATGGTGACGTAGACCAGCTCAAAAAAGTATGCCGTGGCAAGCTAAACGGCACAGGCGGTAGGAATGGCTCAAAAGGACTTGTCAAGGAAAGAGACGAAATCTCAACAAGGATTGATACAATTCATTCCACCAATGAGTATACAGACCTTGCAGAACTTGAATTGCAAAAGAAAACCTATGAGCCACAGCTTAAGGAAATTGAAGATAAGCTGTCCGACTACAATAAGATTTTAGAGGACAAGCAGAAAGCCACAGAGGACATTATGAACCTTAAATTTGAGCTTTCAGACATGGAGAGAAAAGCCAATGCTGACAATCAGAAAAAGCGCATGGAGTTACAGTTACAGATTGATGGTTTCAATGCTTCAATTCACAAAACAGAGTCAATGATAAGAGCTAAAAAGGCTAACATTAAAAACTCTGAAGGAGAGATTAGACTTTGTGCAGAGGGCTTAGAAAAGGTACGTGCTGATTGGAGAAAAGCAAAAGAGCTTGCCTTTGACGAGAGCAGTATTAATTGCCCGATGTGCGGTCAGAAGTTGCCGGAAGATAAGATAGAGAGCATGAGAGCTGAATTTGGCGAGCGAAAAACAAGAAACCTAAAGGCACTTGAAGATAAAGGAAATGCACTATCAAATGATAGCAAGGAGCTTAAACAGGTTATCGAGGATAGGGAAAAAGAGATAGCTGACCTCGAAGCAGAACTTAAGGAGCTGACAGAAAAGCGTGATACTGTTGCTAACGAGTTTGAACGTGATAGCATCGCTAAAGAGCTTGGAATGGTACCTACTGATATTGATATGACAGGCAACAGTGAGTATCAGACACTTAAAGCCAAAATCGAGGAAAAAGAGAAAGCCTTTGCCGATGAAAACGATACATCAGAGCTTATCAGAAAGCTCAAAGACGAGCAAAACGAACTGTTAAGGCAAGTTTCATCGGTTGACGCAAAAATTGAGCTTGGTGTGGCAAATAACAAGCGTATAGACGATAGCATAGCCGACCTTGAAACAAAGAGAACCGACCTCAATCAAGAAATTGCCGATTGGGAGAGAAAACTTGATTTGCTGAAAGAGTTTACTCGCAAGAAGAATGAGCTTTTACAGGCTGATGTGAATAAGTACTTGGATTTTGCCACAGCAAAGCTGTTTAGACCACTCTTAAATGGTGATACCGAGGAGTGCTGTGACTTTGTTTACAATGGCGAAGCATACGCAAGAAATCTCAATCATGGTGCAAGAATGCTGACGGAAGTTGACATATGCCGGGCTTTTCAGAAAGTGGTAGGTGTTAATTTTCCAATTATCATTGATGATACAGAGAGCGTTGACGATTGGAGAATACCACAGATTGATAACCAGCTAATCTTGTTAAAACACACACAGGACAAAGAGCTTGTGATTAAGGCGGTGTGATATGAAATTATACTTTTACTTTTTGGATACTTATAGTAGGAATCCTAAAGGTTTATGCGTTGAGGAATGCGAAGCAGAAGAGAAGCCAAAGACGTATAAGGCTGTTGATGGAATTTTTCCAAACGGCTATGGTACGGTAAGGAAAGATGATGTTGGGCGAATAACTGATTTTGACCGCTTGTTCCTTACAGAACCTAACTTTGAATATGCAAAAGAGGTGTTCCGAAACAGGACAGAAAGAAGAATTGCAGACAAGTTGGAAGAAGTTGAAAAACTCAAGGCTGAATTAAAAATAATAAATGAAAGTGAGGTATAGAGATGATTAAAGCAAAAGACGGAGAAGTTACATTTAGAGGTATAAAAAGCCATGTTATGGCAGAGGCAGTCACTGTTTTACGTGCGCTTAAAGAGGTGGTTTCAGAGGAAGAGTACAAAACAGTGATTAGACTTGCTGATAAAAGCGAGAAGCAGTTGAGTGGTGAAGCCGAGAGAATGAGAGAAGTAATTAAAAAGTTACTTGGATTATAGGAGGTATAGAAATGAGTATTAAGAAGAGAAATTATTACATGGGCGGTAAGAAACATACTGTAGAGCTTAAGTATGACGGATATATGTATACAGTCATATCTGACGGAGTTTTATTCAAACAGACGCCTAATGAACTGTTTGCGGTTCAGGTTTTCAATGAGGTTTAGGAAAATGGAAGAAATAAGAACAAATCTATCAAAAGAAGATATTCTGCACAATATGCTTGAGCTTGTCGGCTATTTAGTCGAACAAGAGGAAGAAGTAGACGAGATTGAGGTAAAAGTGAAAGATTTGAATATGCAATTTAAAGCATGGAGAGATGAGAAGTAAAGAGAGGAGAATCGATGAGTATAAAAGGATATAAGGCATTTAACAGAGGAATGATATGCAAAGGCAAGCAGTACGAAGAAAATACTACTTACGAAGAAAACGGAAACAAAATATGTGAAGCGGGTGTAATGCATTTCTGTGAAAATCCATTTGATGTGTTGAATTATTATCCACTTATTGATGAGGATGGCAACATTTCGGATTTTGCAGATGTTGAAGCTATTGGAGATATTTATAAAGAAAAGGATAAAACAGCTACAAATAAGCTCCATATTGGTGCAAAACTTGGGCTTAAAGGTTTTATTAAGGCTTGCGTAGATTTTACTATTGAAAAAACAAGAATTGAGTCTGTGAAAGACAATGAAACTGATAGCGGTGGAGATTACGCAAAGATAGGTTCAAGTGGATATTCCACAAAGATAGGTTCAAGTGGAAATTCCGCAAAGATAGGTTCAAGTGGAGATTCCGCACAGATAGGTTCAAGTGGAGATTCCGCACA